GTTCGGAGCGGATGCGCAGCTTGCGTCCGTCGATACCCCGCAGATACCCCTTGGTCTTGACCGTGTGAGCAATCTGATCCTTGAGCCGCTTGAGTGCCGGGGTTCGCTTCAGGAAGTTCTCCTTCAGGCGTTTCCCTGCGGCAGCACTCTTACCAACGATCCCCCCGATCTTCTCGTCGCCTGCCCCATAGAGGAAGGCGTAGATGAAGGTCTTCGCGTTATCGCGGGTAGGTAGTCCAGCGGCTTCTTGGTTCGCTGTGTGGATGTCCCCTTCGAGCAACAGCTTGGCGTAGGCACCACCGTCGTACTTCGCCATGTAGTGGGCGAGGCACCGCAGTTCCAGACCGGAGGCGTCTGCACCTACCTGCTTGAAACCCGGAGGGGCATGGAACAACTCCCGACAATCCGCACCGAAGGGCGACCGAACACCGGGCACCTGAGCCACGTTCGGGTAGCTGTGGGTGCAGCGTCCGGTCACCGCTCCGATGGTGTTCACGGAACCGTGGATGCGCCCGTTCTTCTCCAGCTTGAGCCAAGCGTTGTCACCCTCGGCCAGTTGTCCGATCCGCTTGTCGAGCATGAAGCGTTCGCTCAACAGTTGCGCGGGTGGGTACTTGAGGGCTTTGAGAATCGTCTCGTCGATTTTCGCCTGTCCGCTCTCGGTGAATTCCTTGGGCTTCCAGCAGTACAGCTTGACGAGGCGATCTGCGGTCTGCTGGCGGGAACCGGGGTTGAACTCGACCAACTTTACCTTGGTGAACGGAACGTCCTTCGTGTAGCCGGTCTTCTTGTTGTTGCCCTTCGGGATGAACTTGCCTTGACTCACGAACCACGGCTTGAAGAAGGTCTTCAGTTCCTCGTCCAGTTCCTGCCGACGGGTCAGCAGCTTGAGGTACAGGGCGACCGCCTTCTCTTTGTCGAAGCAGTATCCGAACCGCTCCTGCTTGGCGATGATGTGGGCGAACCATGTTTCCAGTTCCACGGCGCGGGCCGGGGGTTCCTTGGAGAGGATACGCTGCCACAGAACCTCAGTGACCTCCACGTCCTGTTCGCAGTAGTCCTGCATCTCAGGGGTCCAGAAGGACCAGTCGGAGGTCTTACCGAGGTCACCCTTCAGAACACCCAAGCGGAAGCCCCAAGCCTCCAGCGAGTGGGAGCCGATGAGCTTCTTGGGGAATCCCTTGTGGATACGCTTGGCATCCACTTCACCTACGTCCGCCCACAGCAGACGGGACAGAACGAGCGTGTCCCTGATCTTCTCGACCGGGATGTCGAACCACGGATACACCTTCTTCAGGGCCGGGATGTCGAACTTGATGATGTTGTGACCGACCACGAGGTCTGCCTGCATCAGAAGCATCAGCCCGTACTCGATGTCGCAGTAGTGGGTGAGGTCGCTGTCGGGGAACGGATGACAGCAGGACTTGACCTCACCGGTCTGTGCATCCTTGATCACCAAGGAATGCACCCGGTCGAGGGTGTCGAGGAGACCGTTGGTCTCGCAGTCAAAAATCAGGATGCTCATTCTGTCCTCTCTCTGGAGTGACTAGCGGCCTATCCCCCCAAGAAGAACGGGAACAGGATCGCGTCGGGTTTCAGAAGCCAGGCTCGTCTTCCCACGGTGGGGTGGAACCAGAAGTGCCGGGAGTTGGCGGGGTTTCATCAGCGAAGACGTACTCATCTGCTTGCTCTCCTTGCTGCTCGAACAGTCGGCCAGTCGCGGAGTCGTACCCCAAGTGAATGACATGGCCGGTGGCCTGACCGGTGTAGCGATCTTTGAGGATTCGGAAGGTGGTGGTCTGGCGCTCAATCTCATCCTCGGCCTGCTGGTTGCGTTCGAGACCGAACATGAAGTACGACCAGAAGCCGATGGCGCGGGAACCCTTGAAGTGCTTGATCATCACGCGCCCGCCTTCCTCGTGAGGCTTACCCTCAGGGGTCGAGAGGTGGCTGACGAAGTGGATGATCACTTTAAGTTCGTTGGCGAGACCGGCCATCTCCTTCATGATCTGCTCCAGCGATTCCTTCTCGTTGCTGGTGTCAGACATGGCGGTGAGGTGATCGAGGTAGATCAGCTTGATCCCAAGGGACACAGCCATGTACCTAATCTTGGTCTTCACCACTTCCCACTCGGTCTCGCCCCACGAGTCGTAGAACGTGACCTTACCCTTCAGGGAAACGAGCGTCTTCTTCAGTTGCCCCTTGTCCCACCCGGAATCAGGTACGTGGTAACGGACACCGTCGATCTTCCCTGCGATGCGCTTGCCAGACTCCACCGGCTGTTGTTCGAGGAAGATCACGCCGACGTGGTGCTTTAGTTCCATCACGTCGAAGGCGATCTGCTGCGTGAGCATGTCGGTCTTGCCCACCCCGGTCCCCGCACCGAAGGCGTACAGTTCCCCGAGGCGACGCCCATAGGTGAGCTTGGTGAGGCTCGGCATCCACCACGGAAGACCCACCTCGATGGGTTTCTCGATCTCGTCAATGAGTTCGTTGATGGACACGAGACCATCCGGGCGGTACGGACGGGCCTGCCAGATGGCGGTCACGATCTCCTGCGCCCTGTCCTCCTGAAGGAGATCGTTGGCATCCTTGCCCGAGAGGTAGGCGATCTTCGCCTTGCCCGGAGGGAGGAGTTCAGCCACCTTGACTGCGGCCTCCTGTCCCGGCTCGTCCATGTCGAACATGATCACGACTTCATCGAACGAGCAGACCCATTCGAGGGACTTCTTGACTGCGGCGACCGCCCCTTGGGCACCGTTCGGAATCGAGACGACAGGCCACTTGTTGCCTTGCACCTGACTCACGGTCAGGCAGTCGATCTCCCCTTCAGTGATGACGAGGCGTTTGCCTCCAGCAGCCCACAGGTGCTGACCGAACAGCACCACGTCCTTGAACTCCCCGGTGGTGGAGAACTTCTTCGAGGCAGTCCGCACCTTCTGCGCAATGACTTGCCCCTCGGCGTTGCGGTAGGGGGCGACTTGGACGGTCTCGTCCTTGTATCCCCCGATGAAGTAGCCGAACTTCTTGCAGGTCTCCTCGGTGATCCCCCGCTTGTTCAACGGGCGGTACTCACCAAAGGGAACCAGCGGCTTCCCCTTGGTTTCCTTGGTCACAGCGGTGCGCTCCTCACCTAATTCGTTGATATTCTTCCCACACGAAAAGCACTTGCCCCACCCACGGTCGTTGATGCTGTAGGCATCACTCGAACCACAGGCAGGGCAAGGAAGGTGGGTCGCTACCCACTCGCTCATGTCACTCCCCGATCAGGTCACGAACCTTGTTCAGGGTGTGTTCAGCGTGGGCGCTGGTCTGTGCGATCTCGCCGGTCTCGCGTGTCAGTTCATGAACCCGGTCGTTGTGCTCTTTGACCTTGCTCTCCTGCTCGTCGATGAAGGCCACCAGATCGTCACGGACCTTGGTGAAACCGGCGAGGATGTTGTCGAGGGTCTTCTTGCGACAGAACATGCAGTGGTCTCCTGTTACTTGACGAGGTAGTAGCGGACGTAGCGTTGGCCGGTCGTGTCGTACTTCATCTCCTTGCGGATGCGGATACCGGCGACGCGCAGTTCAGTGATGCGACGAGACACGGAGCGGACACGGAGAACAGCGTTGGCCTCGACGTTGGTGATCGATCCCGCTTCGCGGAGGTGATTCAGAACGATGTGTGCTTGAGGACTCATGGAGGTCTCCTATCAGTTGTCGATGGGCTAGAAAGCGCAGAGCCCCCGGCGTTGAACCGAGGGCTTCATTGCTCCATTACTGCAACCTAATCGTCAGATGAACTTGACGTAGGCGTAGGCGGGTTGCTTGGGCAGGACTTCGGTCTGCCACCAGTGCTTCACGTCGAAGCAGGGGCAATCCTTGGCGGGAGCGCCGGTCTTCTTGATCAAGTCCCGGTGACCTCCGATGGTCTGGATGGACGGGTAGCGTTCGAGCAGGGTCAGAACAACTTCCTCCACAGCCTTCCACTGCTCGTTTGTGAAGTTGTTCTCAGCACGTCCGGTCTGTTCGTGCACACCGCCGACCATGCACACGGCCAGAGACCGGGAGTTCCAGCCGGGACCACAGTCACCCACGTGGGCACCGGCACGGTCGAGCGGACGGCAGCGGTCGCCATTCTCTGCCGACTGGATGCGGCCATCGCGGGGAATCACGAAGTGGTAACCACAGCCCCACCAACCTCGGGCGCGGTGCCGCTTGTCGATGTCAGTTGCGGTGATGTTCTGACTCGGCTTGGTTGCCGAGCAGTGGATGATCAAGTGATCACGGGTCATTGATTGGTGGCTCCTTTCAGGGCAGCAAGACGCCCCTCGTAAGGAGGCTCATCGAGCCACGCCTTCGGGATGTACTTGTCCGCGTACTCGAAGCCATGCTTCTCACACCATGCGGCGTAGGAGGTCTTGCTGTTCTTGCTGATCTTGGTGTTGGAGTTGGAGAAAACGAACCGGACATCGAGTCCGGGGTGTTGGGCCTTGAGGGTCAGGTGCTTCTGCCGGTCATCCACGAGGAACCTCCCCTTGGCCTCGATGACGATTCCGTTGGGGAGGATGAAGTCAGGCGTGTACTTGGCCCCCCGAGCGGGCTTGATGTAGTGCAGCTTGACGCTCTCGTAGTCGAAGGCGATACCCAACGCCTTGAGTTGTTGGGCGATCTGTTCTTCGAGACCAGACCGGAAGCCATGCACCAGACCTACCTGTTGGGCATTGAGCTTCCGGCGTTTCATCAGAAGTCCTCGTCGCCTTCGTCCGAGGTGTCCTCACCGGCATCGCAGGAACCCTCATCGGATTCATTCTCGAAGCCGTGAGATGCCTCGGTGGCGTCGAAGCCTTCCTCCTCACCGAAGCCGTACTCGGAAGCGTTGCGGCTATCGCCTGCGCTCAGTTCGATGATTTGAACCGCGTCGAGGTAGAGGGTGATACCGGCAGCCCCCGATCCAGCCACGAAGTAAGGCGAGACGGAGTAGGCAATCTTGCCCACCGTGCCACCCCAGATCGCCTTGATGTTCTTCGCCGGTTTGCCCTTGGCGTCGAAGATCGGAACGGTGCGGGTCCATTTCTCCCCCCTCTTGTTGGTGCCGGATGCGCTGGTCTTGAAGCGGAACTCGAACTGGCCGGTCGGCTCCTCGGTTTCCTTGTCGAAGACCTCGGTGTAGAAGTCGTTCGGTGTCACCGCCTTGAGCTTCTTGCGGGTAGCCACCGGCAGTTGGGCGAACTTCTCTTCGGCCTCGGTCAGTGCCTTGTCCATCTCCGGCTGGAGCTTGTCGATCAGGGCCTGCGCTTCCGCGCCTTCGAGGATCAGGCGCACGTTGAACTCGCCGCCCTTCTTCGGGAACTCCTCGGTGCCGTAGTCGGGATTGATCAGGTTGGGGAACTTGAAGACACCCTTCGGAGTGGTGCCCTTGGTCGGCTTCTTCTTGTCGGTCATGTAGGTTTTCCTCTCGGTTGTTGAGGGTCTGTAAACGAGCAAGCCCCGGCGTTGAACCGAGGGCTTCATTGCTCCATTACTGTGTGGGAATCGCTCAGTTGGGCGTGAAGCCTTTCTTCATGGTGAGGTCACCGTTGAGGTAGTGGTCGGTAATGCGTTCTTTGCCTTTGTCGAGCGGAACGGTCTCGAACACACCGTAGGTTTCCAGCACCTTCTCAGCGAAGAGGACAGCGCGGTACTTCGCATACACTCGGTACCGGCCAGCGTGGGCGCGGTAGAAGGAGCCAATCCGCATCAGGTCGCTCTTGAGTTGCTGCGTGTTCAGTCCTTCGAGGGTCCGTCCGAAAGCAGCGAGGGACATACTCTTCTGTGCCACTACCTCGTCGTACACAGCAGCCTTTGGCGCTGCGATCTTGAGTTGCTCCTGTAACAGTTCGGCTTGGTCAATGACACTGCGCAGATACTTCAGGGGGTTCTTGAGAACGTCAGCAGCGGCGCTCTCATGCACTGCCACACCCTGCGTAGCCAGTCGGTCATACGCGCGGATGACCTTGAGGTGGAACGCGGGGCTGATCCACATGGCGTAGGCGTAGACCAGTTCCTTGCAGACGTAGGTGCCACCGTTGCGACCTCGAAGGGTATTGACGGACTTCTCCGTCATTTCCACCTGTTCCTCGATGGCGCAAATGAGGTCTTGAGTTGAACCCCTGTTGAAGAACTCTCGGGGGTCATATCTCCGCTCCCCGCCCGCTGCCTTGTGCAGATCGTTCAGGCAGTAGCGACCTTCGCTGTCAGTCTTGATGGTGATGTTGTCGATGGTGATCACGTTGCTCGTGTGTGTTCTCCCAGTTGTCGGGTTAGTTGAGGTGTTGATCACGAAGGGCACACACGTCGTAGCCCTTCTCCAGAAGCACCGCTTCGAGGTCGAGGGGAATGTCCTCCCCGGTCTCCCAACAAGCGATGTCAAGTTCGAGGTCGATGTCGTAGTCGTCCATGGTTCTGCTCCTGTGTAGTTCTTCCATTACTGCAACTTAATCGACGTTCCACCCACGCGATGTGTGCGTGAGTGGATACGATCAGGCAAAGAAATAGCCGGACCGTTTAACGAGGTCCAAATCCAGAGTGCCTTTGCGGGGCAGTGGAGGGAGTTGCTTGCCCTCCGGTAGCTGCATCTCAAGTTCCTCCTTGAAGGTCTGGAGAACATCCTGCGAGTACATCTCGACGAACTGCTCGCGCAGCACCTCGGCCAGTACCGCAGCATTCCCTGCATGGGTGCCGTAGCTGTCGTGGATCAAAGAGAACGAGCGCATCCCTTCGTACCAGCATGAGCGGACGGTTGCCCTCATGTGGCTGGCATCCATCGAATGCACCCAGTTCGGGCTGATCCCGTTGGTCTGGCGGTTGCGGTCCAGTTCGGCGCTCATGCCTACAGCGGCGTTCTGGTAGTGCAGCCCACCGTTGAAGGTCAGCTTGATCCGCTTGATGATCAGCTTGGGGTACGCCTGAAGAACCACCAGACCATCGGGCGTGGTCCAGCGGATCGGCAGTTCCTCCTTCGAGGCAGCACGAGCAGCGTTCTGGAACCAGTCCATGGCCGACCGGGCGGCGACCACCACCTTACCGACGCACTCCCAAATGACCTTGCCCATGTAGTCCGCAGCCCACCAGCCGGAACCATCCCAAGGGAATGGCTTGGACTTATCGAACTTGGCAGGGCCGACGGTATCCTCGAACACCTGCTGCTTGAAGCCATACTCCTTGGCACCGTAGGCGAGGGTCATGACCGGGCGCTTGCACACCTTACGGGTGATTCCATGCGCCAGCCAGCCTTGGGCGATCTTCATCACCTTGTCGTCCTCGTGGTTGCAGGCATCCTGACGAACACGCTCGATGACCACATCGGCCACCCGCTGGTAGATGTCCTGCGGCAACGCACCGGGCACCAGATTCACCGCCTCACCGCCGATGGGATCACGCAGTGCAGCCGAGAAGTTCTGGAGACCATTGCACGAACCGTCCATCTGGATAGGCAGGGTGGAGACGAAGCCATAACCCTCACGCACGAAGTCAGACCACTCGTAGCAGAACGCGAGGAACTGCCACGGCTTGTCCGCATCGGTCCACCACTTGTTGTTGTAGGGGTCAGCGGCGACCGCGAGGATGGCCTTCTCGTTCTCTTCGACCCACTTCACCCGGTCATCCAGAGACACCTTGTCGTTACCGAAACAGTTGCTTCCGTGGATAGCTAACCACGAGCGAGAACCTTGGTCGGTGATTACGGCCCCATTGGCAAACTCCAGAAGCCCACGAGCAAGGTCCGCACCTTGAGGGTTGAGGAACATCGGGATGGCGTAAGCCCGACCACGGAAGTCAAGCTGGTGGGGGAAGTAGATTTCCTCCTCCTGCTCGAACATCTCGGCCACCATCAGGGTCTTCACGAACTGGAGACGCAAGGACTTCAGCTTCTCGTTCATGGTGTAGATGTCTGTGGCTGCACGTTTCCAGTCCTTGAACTGCTGGAGTTGTTCCTCCGACCACTCTTCCTTCGGTAGATCGGCAGCGAACCACGGACGCTCAGGAACCGGCAGATCGACAGCCGAGGGGATTGCCCCCAAGGTACTGCGGTTGTTCCAGAGGGTACGGACAACATCCAGCACACGGGCGTTGATGGCCCAAGCGGTGTGCTGCATGGCGTTCAGGGCATCATAGACCTCGGGCATCTCATGCTCGGCCAGTTCCTCAAGGTAGCCCTTGGAGTAGGTCTTCACGAGGGTCAGACGACGCACTCGACCAGACCAGTAGCCACCCGAGGTCGGGGTAGTCCAAGGCTTGGGCGGGACAATGGTCGGCAGCAGGACCGGTGACAGAATCTCGCAGCGGTTGTGTTCCTCCGCGATCCACTCCATGGTCTCTGCGGTAGGCACCAGCACGGTCTCCAGCTTGTTTGCGTCAGAGGTGCGGGTGATGAGTTGTGCCAGACCGGTACGCTCGATCATGATCTCCGCGCACTTTGACCCGGTGTGGATGAGGTCTTGTACCGGCCACTCTTCGAGGTCGATGCCTTCCTCGTGCATGTGGTGACGCATGGCCTTGCGCTTGTGGTCGTAGTGCTTCGACTGCTTCTCGTACTTGTCCTTGAGGGTCTTGTACTTGTCACCGTTGGTATCCTTGAACTGACGGAACTGCACCTCGTCCATCAGCAACGTGCCGATCCGACGGGCCAGCGAAACGAAAGCCTCGTCGCTGTTGGTCAGGCGGTCGAGGACACACCGGGCGGTGATGAACGCGGTGGTCTCAGGT